CCTTATTCATATCCTCATCGTTAAGCGCGATGGTGTAAGTGGGTTCCAGCTCGCCCGTCTTCTGGTCCACCGTCGTCACCCCGCCCTCCACGGCATCGGGGCCGTCGGCAGGGTATGGCAGGGTGAGTTCGAAGAGCTTGAACTGGTTCATCAGCTCCTGCATGTGGGGGTTGTCCTTTTCTTCCTCATTGAAAACCCACGTGCCCAGACGGTCGAGCGGCTCCAGGTTGGCCTCGATGCGCGTTGCCTTGTCCGTCTTCTTGCGCGTGTCCTCGCGGATGAAGAGTTGCGTCTTACGCGCTGCACACTCATCGCGCAGCAGGGGCTTGAACACCTGCTGATAAAAAGGGTCTTGCAGCTTGTTGTTCTCGATATACCAATACACGTTGGTTTTTCCACCCACGTACTTGTCCAACTCAAAGTACCAACCTATGAAGTTGGCGTTGGTTTCACGTGCGAGAAAGCCCTTAATCACGTAGTACACGCCCTTATACTTGCCCACCAGCCATAAGGCCTTGGTGGAGCTGCCTTTCTTCTTGCTGTCGGAATATGCGGGGTCGCCGTAACCTATAAGGAAGCGGAACTTCTTCAAGGGCGGCACCTTACCGAAAGGCAGGTTCTTGAATATCTTGCCCTCTGCCACGGGGTTGTTGAAGTACTCGCCCTGCTGGGCGCGCACCGAGATCTTCGAGAGGCTTCGGTCTATCTGTTCCTCGGTATTCTTCTGTGGCCAAGTGCTACGACCATGCTTGTCGCGTATATTTACCACATCCCAACTATTGGCCAGTGCCCCAGCGCGCGTTATGCAGCAGTCCTTAGCGATAATATTTCCGCACCACAGCACCAGCGTGGGTTCCGAGATGGAGCGCGTCGGGTAAAGTGCCCGCTCGGCCCACTGCCACTTCTTGTCAAGCGTGACGGGGTTTCGGCAGTCCTCGTCGGTGTCATAGTCATCGAAGTACAACACGTCGGGGCGTATGGCCTCGTTGCGCATACCACGCGGCGCAGAGCCTGCACCCAGGGCGATGAACTTCGCCCCGCATGCGCAAGCGAATTCCGTGTTTGTCCACGCCCCGATGGTTTCCTGTTTGCCGTAAAACTGCATCAAGCGCGGGTTCTTCTCAAAATTGGCCTTATAAGGTGCGAGCAGGCGTTCGGCCGCATCGATGGTGGCCGCGGCCAATGCTACGAACCGCTTGCGTTTGGTTAGCGTAAGGTACATCAGCACGAACATCACCACGGTGCTCTTGGCCAGCTCGCGGCTCCACGACAGCACCTCGTACCATTCGTCATTGGCTATGATGCGCCGTATGGCCTTGATGTGGAAGGGTGCGAACTCGTATTTGGCGTAGGCTGGGAAGAAATAGTGTATCCACTCCACGGGGTCGCGTTCCAGTTCCTTTCGCCGGCGTTCTACCTCATATCGCGACAGACCCTCGTCCACCGGCACGTCCTTGGCCAGCCCCTCATGAAACCTGCGCCACAGCTCCAATGCTTGCTTGTCCGTATGTTTTGCTTTCATCCGCGTGTGGTTTGGTCTTTAATGAATGCGTCGAATAGGTTGTTGAACTGCTTGGCCGCCTCGACGTCTAGCGGGCGCAGCCATGTTAGGAAACGCATGGCCACGGACACGCAGTCGCTCACGCCGATGTCGTTCTGCAGCTTGTTGATGGCCCCTGCCAGCTTGGCCAGCGCATCGGCCTCGGCGGGCGTGGCGTATCGTTGCCCCTCGCCGCGTGCGGCGATGGCATTGTTCACCTCTATTATCTGCCTGTTCCATTGTGAGATTATCTGTGCGGGGGTGATGGCCACGGATGCCTTAACCTCTTCCCAGTTGCCCTCACGTATCCATCGGCTGACGGTCTGACGGGTGGAGCCAACCTTATCGGCAATTTCCTCTTGGGTGTAATTTCCGTCCAAAAATAGTGAGCGTGCAATGCTCTTCTTATCGATATTTGTCTTTGCCATCCATTTCTAATTTTGTATGCAAATTTCCCCCTTTTTTCACTAATCGTAAAATTGCAAATTAACCATATACGCCTGAATTGCAATGGTGTACATTCCGTATTACACCATATTTTTACGATTTTTTAGGCTCGTTTTTTCAGTTTAATTTTGCCGAAAAATCAAAATACGGTGCAAAAGAAATTCTTCAATATAATCCCAGGTGACGGAGAGGTCGCCATACTGCTATACGGCGACGTAGGCGACGGGCAGCGCGTGGACAGTGGGCGCGTGGTGGCCGAACTGATGGCCTTGCAAGCGCAGTACTCCAAGATTGACGTTCGTATCAACAGCCGCGGCGGTGACGTCTTCAGCGGTATCGCCATATACAACGCTCTGCGCACGAGCAAGGCGGACATTACCGTCTATATTGACGGCGTGGCGGCGAGCATCGCGGGCATCATCGCGTTGTGTGGCAAGCCCCTTTACATGTCGCCATACGCCAAGCTGATGCTGCACGCCGTGAGCGGCGGCACATGGGGCAACGCATCGGAGCTGCGCCAGATGGCCGAGGTAATGGAGAACCTACAAGGCGATCTCGCCTCGATGATTGCCGGGCGGTGCGGGATGAAGAAGGACGAGGTGCTGGCCAAGTACTTCGACGAGAAGGACCACTGGATTTCCGCACAGGAAGCACTCTCGATGAAACTCATTGATGGCATATACGATATGGACGGCGAGGCGGTGAACGCTGGCTCGACCGATGAGATATATACATATTTCAACAACAGGCTGAGAAATCAGCCACAAAGCAAAGACAAAGGAATGGCATTATTAGAATCATTGAAGGGCATCCCCTCGTTCGCCAACTTGGCCGACGAGAATGCCGTACTCGCGCACGTTCGCGAATTGGAGAACAAGGCCGCCAAGGCCGATTCCCTAGCGCAAGCCGTGGAGGGCTACAAGAAGAAACTGCAGGACATTGAGAACAAGGAAATCGCAGCCGTCGTGGATAAGGCGATTGCCGAACATCGCATCATCGCCGAGCAGAAGGAAGCCTTTATGGCGTTGATGAAAACCGACCGCGAGAACACGGAGAAGTTGCTTGCGAGCATGAAGGCACGTCCCTTCCGCCGCATAGTAGACGAACTCAGGGATGAGACCGGTTCGCCTGCGAACTTGGCCGGCAAAAGCTGGGACGAACTGGACAAGGCCGGCAAGCTATCGGAGCTGCGCAATGCGGACTTCGAGACATTCAAGGCCAAGTACAAGGAGAAGTTCGGCCTCGACTACAAGGAATAGGACGACATTATAACAACATTAAAACAGCAATAAAATGGCATTGAATATCAGTATTTGGCAGACCACGCTTGTCGAGAACCTCTACCCCGACAACAGTTTCGCCTCAAAATCCGTGGACGACTCCGCATTCGTGAGTGCCCACAAGGTTATCATCCCCAACGCCGGCGCGCCCTCGAAGGTGCAGAAGAACAGAACGGTGAAACCCGCATCGGTGAACCAGCGCACAGACAACGATTTGGAGTACGAGATCGATGAACTAACTACCGACCCCATCTACATTCCGAACATCGACATGGTGGAACTATCGTATGACAAACGCACTTCCATCATCAGCAACGATCGGGCTCAGCTACAGAACACTGCGCACGAGAACCTGCTCGAGCGTTGGGGTAAGGGCGTGCCTGCGTCCAACGTGCTGCTTACCACCGGCACAACGGAGCGAAATGCTCACACTTCAGATACGGCCACAGGTAAGCGCAAGCGCATTACCAAGGAAGATCTGTTGGCCATCATGACCCGAATGGACGCAGACAACGTACCCGAAGAAGGGCGTTACCTGCTGCTTGACGCCTACATGTACGCCGACTTGTTGGCCGACCTCTCTGAGAGCGACAAGTGGATGTTCCAAAATTCTGCAAACATGCAGACAGGTGTATTGGGTAATCTTTACGGGCTCAACATCATGAAGCGCAGCAAGGTTCTCCGTGTGAAGACCGACAAGACGCTGCTGCCTTGGGGTGAGGAAGCCATTGCTGGAGAGCTGGCCGCAGCTTTGGCTTGGCACGACAAATCGGTGAGCCGTGCTCTTGGAGAGGTGAAGATGTTCGATTCGACGAACAATCCGATGTATTATGGCGACATCTATTCGTTCTTACTCCGCACAGGCGGCTCCGTTCGCCGATACGACAAGAAAGGCATCTACCTTTTGGCCGAGGCAGCTAAATAAGAAAGGATTGGCGTATGTTACCAAGAATTAAGATACAATTTCTCAACGGCCAGCTGGGTACCGTGGGCGAGAGCCCCGACGGCCTGTTCGCCCTGGTGTGCGGTGCATCTGCCGTTACCACGAAAATGGAATTGGACAAGGCCTACACCCTGCATTCGTTCGATGAGTTGGCCAAGCTGGGCGTTATCCCCGAGAACAACCCCCGCCTGCATAAGCACGTGAAGGAGTTCTATACCGAGGCCGAGGAGGGTACGAAGCTCGTCATCTTCCCTGTGGACAAGACGAAGACGTTCACCGAGCTGCTCGATAAGGACACGGGCGTTGTCAAGGAACTCGTTACGGCGCAGAACGGTGCGTTGCGCGGCATATTCGTTGCCGGCGACGGACGCGAAGCCAC